AGTTTCTTTTAATAAACTTCTATAATTGTCATTACTCATCGTGATCACAACTTCATCATTCTCGGTATATTCTACTTTCACTTCACTCATAATTCATTCTCCTTAATTAATAGTTTAAATTTTTCATCAATTGGCTCAATATCTTTAATCGCAACAACTTTTTTATGTCCAGCTAATTTATATCTGGTTTTCATATCTTCGGCTTCTTGCTTTGTGACATAACCTTCGTGTATTAAAATGTTACCACTTTTAGAAACAATATAATTTTTTTTCATTAACTGTCTCCGAAGTTTGGAAAAGCCTCGTTATAAAATTTCTCAAGGCTACCGTCGTGATAAGAAGCTAAAAGTTCGGTACTTTGTTTTTTGGTTAAAGACCAGCAATCCTGTAACTCAGGTCGCAATCCAAACATGTTAAATTCGCCTAACTCTCGTATCTCTTCGAGCCATTGGTAAATTTGAATTTTAAGTAATGGATTGAGTGGTTTATTTGGGTTTGACATTTCCCTGTATGCATCGCCCATCATGAATACACCCCTAAAACTGATATTTCTATGTCAGCAATTTCGTCTAGATAAACGCATTTTGAACTTTTATAAAATTCTAATTGATTAATAAAATCTAGCATGTCGTGAGCCCTAAAATCTATTTCCTCGCCGTTTTGTAATTTGACCGTGTATATTGGCGCTTCGTTGGGTTTATGTATTTTTGATAATTTCATATATGTACTCCGTTTATTTATTGATTGAAGTGCTACTATATACGAACGTTGGAAATAGTGTAGCTTTATGCAAAAAAAGTTTGTATTAATTAAATTCCCATAAGAAAAGGGCCCTCAGGCCCCATTCCACCGTTTATTGCATTTGTGATCACATTTGCTCTTTGATATGCATTTGCAATAATAATGCGCCTAAATCTGAGAGGAGTTTGGTCTGCATTAATAATTGGTCGCCAGTAAAAAGTGTCTCGAGGCTTTTCATTCTCTCAATTTCTTTATTGACCAAATTCCAGAACTCTTGCAAATCCTCGAATGAGGATGGAAGTCTTGGCAATTCCAAGTTGTTAAAATTTTCAGCGATCCAGACACCCTCTTCATAAATCAATCCAAAAACATAGGTGCAATTATCGAACTTGTGTTCTTCCCACATTGTGTATTCACTTTTTATGGTGTCTAAATTTCTGGTTTGCGTGTATTCTAATAATTCTGCATTCTTGCTCATATTAAGTCCTCGTCTGTAATATTTAGGGTTTCAGATATTTTTTCAATAATCTCTTTTTGTTTATATGTCAGGTTGCTTTGGTCTAATGATTCAAGCTGGCCGACAAGAAAAGATATGGCGCCTTGCGTTTGCGCTAGGTCTTTGATTGTGTTAAATGCTTCTTGTAACATATATGTACTCCGTTTATTTATTGATTGAAGTGACACTATAAAGGCAGTCTTTGTAAAAGTAAAGCATAATGCAAAAAATATTTGTATAACTAAAAAAGGGCCCTAAGGCCCTTGATTCAAACTTTGTTTAAACCTCCTTAAAAATTATAATCATAAAATTTGTGTGGCTCGTTGGCTAATCTATATCTAGCTTGATTATTCCAATATATGCCCTCGCCGTAATTCTTTACCGTTTTGCGCTTTCTAACCTTGATTGTATGTCCGTTGGGATCAGAAGTTATTAGCCATTTTTGGTCGTGGTTATTTGTGCAATGTGCTGAAAAGCCGCCGACCTCAAAATCAGGTTTAAAATCTGGATTTTTTGTGGCAATCATTGACCTAATTTCTAGGCATTTATCTGATACAACTCTGATGACTTCGTAGGGGGAAGTGTCTGAATATCCTACCATGTTGCAATATTTCATTATTTGTTCTCCTCAAGGACTTGTTGCAGTGTACTTTTGTTATTGTTTGCGATCATTCCTGCTAAGACTAAATCATATAATTTATGAACCTGTTCTTTATATAAATTGTCCCAAATTCTGATGCCGTCGCACTCTTCGTTAGTTTGTGTTTGGCCGGCAAGATAGTCGCCATGAAAAAATATGTCTTCTAAAAATTCTTGGTCTGCTGATGTGATTCCGTTGTTGTTCATATATGTACTCCGTTTATTTATTAATTGAAATAGAACTATACCTCATGATTTTGAATAAGTGTACCTTTATGCAAAAAATGTTTGTAAATGAAAGTATGCTTTTTTTATGCTTTTTCAGGGGGATTCAGGGGGATTCAGGGGGGTCTTTTGAATTTTATGCTTTTATAAGTCATTGATTTATATATAAAAATATGGTGGAGATGGGGGGAATTGAACCAACCTTCACCTTGCGCCACACGGGGCCTGTGGGGGCAGTTATGCTATTTTTATGCTTTTAAGGGGTTTTATGTCGGTAAATGACTTGTCTGCCAGCTCTCCGGCATCAGGTTGGTCTAGGTTTATATATGAGGCATAAGTCATAAGAGTAAAGGCAACAGAACAGTGGCCCATTTGCTTTGAAATCCACGCTGGATTTTCACCTGCAGTTAAATTCATTGAGGCATAAGTGTGCCTTGTTTGGTAGGGATTACGGTAGCGGACGTTGGCTTTGTTTAAGACTTTTATCCAAGCCCGACGGATAGCTTGGTCACCGTTCCAATTTTCCAAAGTGTAGGGATTTTGGAAAATCTCTCGGCCAGCCTTTTTTGTGTAAATAGCTTGGGATTGTAGGGCAAAAACTGCCGTTGTTGAGAGGTTAACGAAGCGATCCGATTGGAAGGTCTTAGTATCTCCTGCGACCGTGTCTGCTTGGGTGAGTGCTTTGTTAACGTGTACCCGTTTCATTTGCTGGTTATAGTCGCTCCATTCAAGCGCACACAACTCAGAAGTTCGCAATCCTGTAAAAAAAGCAAACCTTATTAAATTATGAAACTGTCCACTGCAATTATTAAGAATTGCGTGTATTTCGTCACGGTCAAAAGGCTCGTGTTTATTTTTCGGTTGACTCTTAATTTTTCCATAAACCTTAACGTTTTTAATTGGGTTATCACTTATTAATTCTTTAAATAGTGCATAGTCAAATGCAACTCTTAACGGGGAGATTATATTACGCAATGTGTGGGTTACTCTCTTGGCCCCGTATTTTTCGGCCCAAGCATAGACGTGTTTAGAAGTTAACTCATCAAGGCAATAATGTCCAAAGGCAGGTATTAATACATTCTTTAGGGCCTTTTCGTAATCATCAAGTGTCGAAGCGGCTAGGGGTTTTTGGTCTGCATAGCCTTCTTTTCTTTTCTCCAGCCATAACGGTAAAAAATCTCTTAAAAGAGTTCCCTTTGAAGGCTTATGTGTTTTGAGTTTTTTATTGGGAAACCACCGTAAAAAATCAAATTCTCCTCGGTGTATTTCCCTTTTGATTAGGTTTAAATCGGCTGATATATCCTTTAATACCTCTCGGTCATAGGGATCACACTTGATCGTAACTCGTGTGGGAGGACAGTTTGGCTCTGCAAATTGGATTTGAACGGAGGCTTCGCTGATTTGTTTAATACCTTTGAATCCGGTACCTTTGAATTTGCCACCCATTTATTAAAGCCTTCAATGTTTATTAAAATATGTCCGTCTGGGGCCTTGATAACTATGCCCTCACCCCATTCACCTTTTGCACGTTTCCGTTCGACCGATTTTCTGGTGTAGCCAGTTTCGTCGCAAAATTTAGAAATTGTCTTGTACTTTACCATAATATTACAAAATTATTTTGTTTAATTTAATTTATTTACTTCTCGTGTTTAGCGATTAATTTATTCAAATACCACTCACACTTCTTTAAATCCGGTAGTGGATCGTCATGCTTCCACATATATCGAGTTAAATATTTAATACATTGACCGGCCAAAAAACCAAGATTATGACTCTCAATGTAGTCAGTTGTCGGTATTCCCTTTGTATAATAGTCAGGGTTTATTTGCGTGTCTTTCTTTTGCATAGCTTCTCCTTTTACCATTTGCCGAATAAAATACGGTGCAGCCTGCCAGTTTCACCTGTGTCGTAAAAAGGGTGGTTCTTTAAAATATATTCAGTCTTTTTCCTATTTTCTCTTTTCTCAAAGGTAGCTTGAATCCTTGCAGCCTTATTTGGTGGCTTTCTCTTTTTTAAAGTCTTTGAATAGCCGTGACCAATCTGTTTACCTTTCTTGGCTAGAACCTTCGCAGGATCACGGCCCTGCGAAAGTCTGTATCTAGCCGCTGACATTTTTATCTGAGCTCGTTGCATGACATCGTCAATTGAGACACGCTGACCATCATCGAGTTGATAAATCGTTTTTGATACGCCCATGTTAGCTCCTATATTCAAAATGGTATGTCGTCCTCGTCTGGTTGCATTGGTTTAAACTTGGACATATCTTCGTAGCCATAGTCAGTTGGTGGTCGCGCGTCGCGACTACCTGAGCTGCGTTTGTCTAAAAATTCAATCTTAGCGTCGTAGCCGCTGACCAGTATTTCGGTAGTCCAGCGATCAATCCCTTTATCATCAGACCATTTGCGTGTTTGCAGTTTGCCTTCAACATAGACCTTGGAGCCTTTGTCTAGGTATTCGCACACATTTTTTGCAATTGGGCCAAATATAGAAACTCGATGCCATTCTGTTCGTTCAATTCTCTCGTTAGTTTCCTTGTCATTCCAGCCATCACTAGTTGCCACCGAGATGTTTGTTACAGGCTTGCCAGCCCCTGTGTGTTTTAACTCAGGCTTGTCGCCTAAGTTACCCACAATTATTACTTTATTAATTCCAGCCATTGCTAATTTTTCCTATTGTGTTTTTAAAATGTAGCGAGCATGTTTGCCGCCATCACGTTGTGTTTCCAATTTGGTTACAATTGGAACCTTTCTAGTGTTTCTGAGGTCTGATATTCTCGACCTCAAAGCAAAGCCTTTGTTAAAGTTTTGATGCGTGACCGATCCTAATTCACACAAAGCGTTATAAACAAGTCTTTCACTAACTGTCATATTTGCAGTATTAACTTTCATTTGATTCTCCTTTATATATATATGTTATGACGTACTTTAAAATGCCCTCAAGGGCGCTTGCATTAGACTGTGTAAGTCCAATTTCTATGTAATAAGAACCAGCCTCTGATTGAAAAACCGTGGCGCTAAATCCACCTAAATGGAAAAGGGCTACCAGTTGTTCACACTCATTGGCTGACAAATTTTTGCAGTGTATTTTCATTTCACTCATAGGATTGCTCCGAGGATAAATCCAATGCAAAAGCCAAAAGCCATAAAGTATCGACCTATGTAGCCTTTGGAAATTCTTATTAAATGTGAGGAAAAAAACCTGATAAAAAATCTATCAGTTGCCGTGGGATTGTTTACTCGATATTTCACGCGTACACCCACTTGATGATATAAGGCGCTTGGTGAATAACATATGGCATTAAGCCAGCGCACATTCCGATAATAAAAAACCTTTGTCTATCAGTTGAAGCCTTGAAGTATTCGATTGCTGATAGATTAAGTTGTTCTAATTGCTTTTTATGTTGTCTCATATATTCTCCATTTATTTATAAGATTTCGCACACTATACCAAGAATATTGTAGCTATGATTAATTTATGCAAAAATATTTTTATAAATGACTTAGGACTCATCATCAAGAATCCGGTGTTTAGCAATCTCATAGTATTTGTCGTCAATCTCAATGCCGATAAACTTACGACCTAAATTTCGACATGCGACACCTGTTGTTCCACTACCTAGGAAAGGATCAAGAATGGTGAAATCACTCGGCAATATACCGACAATATTCTCCATGACCTTTATTGGCATTTGACAAGGGTGTTCGGTTTTTTCAGCGGACATATTTTTAACTTGGTTTATATTCCACCAATCATAAAGACGGGCCATTTTGCCTTCAGCTATCCGTTTCATTATTCGTTTGTCTTTTGGGTTTTTGTATTCCTGTCCAACCAGCGTAAAGTCAGGCTTTATATTATAAAAAGCAATATCACGGTGTTGTTTATGGGTGTTGGTGTTATATACCCAAGACACCACTTTTGTCGGCGCATAGCCGAGTTCAACTGATAACCGGTGCAGGGCCTCTGGATAATGAATAACAACGGCAACTTTATCTCGTATCAAGTCAGCCAGCATTCCATAATATGTCTCATCAGACATGCGGTCTTTATAACTGCTATAGTGGTAGCCAATATTAAACGGGGGGTCAGTAATTATTGCGTCAATTTGCACCTTGTCTGCCTTGAGTTTATCCAGCACTTGGTGACAATCGCCTTGCAGTAAATTAATAATGTCCCTCTCCTTGGTTAATCTAATACTGCGTAATATACCAAGAAGATTGTAGTTATTTAATATTTATGCAAAATTATTTTTAAAAGGGTATTTATGATCAGACGAAAAAAAACCGGCCCCTCAAAGGCCGGCTTTCGTTTTATTAAATGTTATTACTCAAAGTATGTAGCTAATCCTTTGTAATCCGAATCATGCTGGATGAAATAATATACAACGTTTGTCATATCTATTTCTCCTCCTAAATAATTAACGCATTTGGTCATTTCAGTAATATCTAATATTAATCTTGAGCAAGCCAGACATTTTTCAAGTGGCACCATACCGGTGCTTTGTGTCGGCAATGCATCAAGGCTTTCTTTTACATATTCTTTCCAAGCCAAGTACATATTTAGTAATTCAGAGTGAGTGTCAACATCTACTTTCACACTATCTTTCATTTACTCTCCTTTAGATTTTATTTAACGCCCCTGTTAAGGTTAGTGGCGCTTAAGTTCGAGTTTTAAGTGTGTACTTTTGCCTAACCACACTTCTAACTTCTTTCTTGTATCTAAGTCTTTTGTAAAGGTACTTTCCTTCATCTACTAGAGTGTGATAATAAATAACTCACTCTGCCTATATTTATTAGACGGTTCTCGCAGAGTCCCCGTCTTGGCTCGCTTAATAATGGAGTCTAGCCACCTGCTCCCTACAAATCCGATCAGTATAAACCTAAATATTTTAATTTAGGTGTAAATATACAAACTTTCTTTGTGTTAGATTTGGCAGGGAAAGGTGCCTTGAAATGCCGTGTGGCATCACAAACTTCCCGTCGAAATCTATGAAAATAATTAAGTCTGTGTCGGACTCACCGTTTCAGGCTCACCGTTGCGAGGGCAGTTCTAGTTTCTCACTAGATTCCAGATAACTTAATTATCTTTTACTTCTTACTTAAATCTTTTAATAATCTTGCCATGCATTAAAGCATTGGCAGGAAGTATTGGTGTTTCTGTTGCTGGCACGCTGATGACATAAACACTGCGCGTAAAGTCAATATCAGTTGGTCTGTCAGTTGCCAATAATTCGTGTACTTCGTCGGTTATTTGATATGACGCCATATCGCCTCTAATCAAATAATCTACCGTCACATTTAATACTTGAGCTAATTTCTCCACATAATTTGGCGCTTGTTTAATTTTTCCTTGCTCTAAATTGCCTATATTTTGGAAACTTAGGTTACCTACCTTATCAGCCAGTTCTTGCTGGGTAAGTGGGGGTGTGG